CGCGACCTATACAGTCACCGATGATCGGATTGAGCCTTACACTTTCACAGCTGCAACAGCCGCAGCTGATCGAACCTATCCATTGCCGTTTATTCCAGCGGCAACAGCGACATTGAGTGGATCATCGGCAGCGCAGCTGTACGCATCGACACCACCGATTGAAAATGCAATTTTGGTTGTAGCCGTTGAGATTTTCCAGAGCATCACAGCTCCGGGCAACCAAATCATGTCCGATAATTTCCAGCCGTCACCATTTATTCTTGGCCGCAGCTTGAGCAATAGAGTTATCGGCCTTTTAGGCCCGTTTCTTGATGTCGAAACGATGTGTCAATGAGCATCGAATCAGCAATCCGCACACCACTTAAAACAGCACTTTCCGGAATTGCTGCAAATGTGTACAACGGCATCCCAGAGACAATGACATCACCAAGCATCTGTTTAATCCCGGATGCACCATATTTGGAAAGCGTTTTAATCAATGGCGCAACAACAAAAGTCAAAATCAATTTAACTGTCACCGGTGTTGTGGCTTATGCCAACAATGCCGCAGCTTTAGACAATCTTGAAACATTGATGATCAGCATCATCAGCGCAATGCCCGATGGATACGAAGTGGGCAATGTGAATCAACCTCAACCATTGGAAGTCGGTGCGGGCAAATACCTCACAGCCGATTTACAAGTAAGCACCTACTACACCAACTAAGGAGAAATCATGCCAACAACAATCGTGACCGGCAGAGACATCACATTTACCATTGATGGTGATTCGTATGATGCTCAGGCCACATCAGCAACATTAACAATTGATTCAACAATCAATACATACCAAACACTCGATGGCAAGGCTTATTACACAACCGATACTCAAGGCACATTTGCCGTTGAAATGTTGGCAGATTGGCCAGCTGGAGGATCGCTATGCAACGCGCTTTGGACAGCGGCAGACACAGCACCAAACACACCATTGGCGGTTGTTTTCACAGCTGCATCAGGATCGGTGTTCAATTTTGATGTGCAGCCAATTTTCCCATCAGCCGGAGGCACCGCACCAGATGCACAAACTGTTTCACTATCCTTTACCTGTGTAACAACACCAACGCTATAAACAAAGGAGATCGGGAGCATGAAATTACCAATCACAATTGAATTCACTACGGGGGAAAGCGCAACCTATACCGCGCTTCCACCGGAGTGGATGAAATGGGAACGCCAAAGCGGAAACACAATTCAACAAGTAGCCGAGAAATTGGGCATTGCTGATTTGATGTTTTTGGCTTATCACGCGATGAAGCGCGAAGCAGCCGGAAAGACTGTGAAGCCTTTTGAAGTGTGGTGCGAAACTGTGACTGACATCAGCATGGGAGAATCCGAAAACCCAAAAGCTACGAGCCGGGAAGTTTAAACCGGATCATTTGGGAATTGGCTATCCATACCGGATTGTCACGATCAGAGTTTCAAACACCAGAAGATGTTTTAACCGCTTTTGAGATTCTAAGGACACGAGATGGCAACTGAACCAATCACTTATGACAAGAGTGATTTGCGCGGCATCATCAAAGCTTTTAAAGCCATGGATGAACAAGCTGTTTCTGAGGCCAAAGGCGTTTCAAATGGATTGGCCACTTATTTGCAATCCAAAGTCACAGCCGCGGCTGGTGGCCGCCCAAATAAGGCGGCAATTCGCATTGCTCAAGGATCGCGCGTTAGCAAGTCATCAAAGATTGGTGAGATCAGCTACGGCTTTGTATCTCAAAAATTTAGCGGCGGCGGCACTACGCAACAGCTTTGGGGCGGTTACGAATTCGGTTCAAACAAATTTAGGCAATTTCCAATATGGTCAGGTAGCTACGGCCGAGGTTCAACCGGATATTTTATCTATCCAACCTTGCGCGCCGAACAGCCTCACATCATCTCTCAATGGGAAAATGCATTTACTAAGATTTTGAAGGAGTGGTGATGGCCGGTCAATCAAGAACACTCAAGCTTTCGATTCTTGCTGATGTAGATAAACTCAAGCAAAGTCTCAATGTTGGCTCAAAAGATGTCGATGGTTTCGCCGGCAAAATTGGTGATTTTAGCAAGAAAGCGGCCGTTGCTTTTGCCGCTGTTGCTGCCGCAGCTGGTGCAATGGCGATCAAAATTGGTGTTGATGCTGTCAAGGCTGCCAGCGATTTGGGCGAAACAATTTCAAAAGTCAATGTTTTGTTTGGCAAGTCTGCCAAAGATATTGAGAAATTTGCAGATGGCGCAGCTTCATCGCTAGGCCAGACAAAGCAACAGGCATTGGATGCCGCAGCTACATTTGCAACATTTGGAAGATCAGCCGGTTTAAGTGGTGAGAATCTAAGCAAATTCTCAATTGATTTTGTGAAATTATCATCAGATTTGGCTTCTTTCAACAACACATCACCAGAGCAAGCGATCAATGCAATTGGGTCAGCTTTACGAGGCGAGGCCGAACCTTTAAGAGCTTATGGCGTTTTACTTGATGATGCATCATTGCGCCAAGCCGCTTTGGAATTAGGAATCATCAGCACCACTAAAAATGCATTGACACCACAACAAAAGGTTTTGGCAGCTCAAGCTTTAATTTACAAGCAAACATCAGCTGCACAAGGCGATTTTGAACGCACCAGCGATGGTCTGGCCAACAAAACACGCATCCTCACAGCTCAATTGGAAAATGCGAAGACCACAATTGGTCAGGCACTTTTGCCCATTGTTTTGGAATTGGCAAATTTCTTTTCAGAAAAGGTCATTCCAATTGTGCAAAAGGTTGCAGATGCTTTTGGCAAGAAATCCGATGGCATGGATGGCACATTGACCTCATTGGCTGATGGCATCAAAGGCTTTGTGCAACCTATTTTTGAAGGTTTCCGATCAGCTTTTGATAAAATCAAAAAAACTGTAATTGAAAATAAAGATGAATTTCAAGCCTTTTTTGATGTTATCAAAGCTGCCGCTCCAATCATTGGCACAGTAATTGGCAAGGTTTTTGATGTCGTGGGAAGCGTGGCCAGCGTTGTACTAAACATCATGGCAAATGTTGTCGGAGCTTTGCGCGGCTTGATCAACACCGCAATCGATTTGGTCAACATTGGAATTCGTGGTTTTAACTTGATTAAGCCGGGTGCTGATATTTCACCCATTTCAAAAATTGGCTCATCAACTGGATCAAGCTCCACGGGTGGAATTTCTGTGCCAGCTTCGTCATTGCCAAGTGGTTTTACATCCGGCGGAGGATCATCAACGGGTGGCGGCACAACTGGAGGCGGATTGACCGGGGGAACTGGTGGCGCGACTGGTGGCGGCTCAACGGGCGGATCACTAGGCGGCGCTGTGACAAAGATTGCAAAAGACACCAAAAAGGTTGTCGATGATGTAGCTGGTGCTTTTGATAATTTTACAAGCGGCACGACAACTTTGGCCGGAGTCATGGCAGCTTCCAATCAACCATTTGCTTTTGGCACATCTGGTGTCAATACGAACACGCTTGCTGGCATTTTGGCGGCATCAAGTAAACCAAGCGTAACTGTAAACTTTAACGGAATTACGACCGATCCGGAAGGCACAGCGCGGGTGCTAGTCGATACGCTTAACAACTCTTATTATCGCGGAACAAACGGCGCAACGAATTTTGTGACAGCATGAGTGTTTTTAATCCTGTTTGGCGTGTGATTATTGGTGGCACAACATTCACAAATTATGCTTTGGCTAACCTCACCATCACAACAGGCCGGACAAACATTTATGAGCAAGCCAATGCTGGCTATGTCAATTTAGAGTTAATCAACCTTGATCAATCAATCGTTGATATTGAAATCAATGATGCGGTGACTATTGAATTGCAAGATTCCACAGCCACATTTGTGCCAATTTTTGGCGGCACAGTTGTGGAGTTTGACATTGGAATTGCGGCATCTGGTGTGATTGGCATCAATCAATCGGTGAAAATCATAGCTTTGGGAGCTTTGTCACGATTGCCAAAAGCTTTAACTCAAGGCGTTTTAAGTCATGATTTTGATGGCGATCAAATTCTGACCATTTTGACCGACTTGCTGATCAATTCATGGAATGAAGTCCCGGCGGCTTTGACATGGGCAACCTATGATCCCACCGAGCAATGGCAAAACGCTCAAAATACCGGATTGGGTGAAATTGACACACCGGGCAGCTACGAATTGGCACAACGAGCATCATCCACAATTGATGTTTATTCATTGGTTTCAGCGTTGGCAACATCGGGATTAGGTTATTTATACGAATCCGCAAGTGGACAAATTTCCTATGCTTCGGCAGATCATCGATCAATTTATTTGGCCGCAAATGGTTACACCGATGTTTCAGCTGCACAGGCTTTGGCCAATTCTCTTTCAATTCAGACAAGAGCTGGTGACATCCGCAATGACATAAATTTGAAATATGGCCAAAATTCTCAAAATCAGGTGAGCGATTCTGATGCAGCAAGCATTGGCCTTTATGGTCGATTGGCTCAAATCATCACAACAACCTTGAGACATCAAGCCGATGCCGAGGATCAAGCCGCTTTTTACTTAACGCTTAGAGCTTATCCTCAAGCCAATTTTAATCAGATTACTTTTGAGCTAACCAATCCAGAAATTGATGATGCTGATCGGGATTCATTGATCAACATTTTCATGGGCTTGCCGTTGCGTATCACCGATTTACCGCTCAACATGGCAGCCGGCACATACCTCGGATTTGTGGAAGGTTGGACATGGCGTGCCGCTTACAACAGCGTTTCGGTCACGGCTATCCTTTCACCATTGGCATTTTCATTGCAAGCCATGCAATGGCAAGATGTCGCAATTGCAGAACAATGGAACACAATCAGCGGCAGCCTTATATGGGCTGATGCCTTAGTCGTAGCGTAAGGAGAAAAAATGGCAAATCCAACATCGAATTTTGGATGGCAAATGCCGACACCGACCGATTTGGTCACGGATTTGCCAGCTGATTTTGAGGTATTTGGTCAAGCGGTTGATACATCGTTGGCCGATCTTAAAGGTGGCACAACCGGTCAGGTATTGGCTAAAAATTCAAACACAAACATGGATTTTGTGTGGGTAACATCAGATGATGCCAACGCAATCCAAAACACAATTGTTGATGCAAAAGGTGATCTTATTGCAGCTAGTGCCAGCGATGTGCCAGCACGCCTAGCAGTAGGCAACAACGGCGAAACACTCGTAGCAGATAGTTCCACCTCAACAGGCTTGCGCTATGGTGCAAACTTTGCTGCGGGTAAGAATAAAATTATCAATGGTGATTTTACAATTAACCAAAGAGCGTTTTCATCTACTGCTGTTGGTGCTGTTTATACCTTTGATCGTTGGAAAGTTTTTTTATCTCT